GTTGCTCCTGTACCAATGCGAATTTTATCACTTACTTCATCAAATTCACTACCTAATTTTAACAATCCACCTACTGCCCCAGCAATTGGGACAGTGATAAACTCTGATAGATTTTTCCCCACCTTACCTAAACTTTCACCTATTTTCTTTGTTTTTTCCGCTATTTCGTCCATTTGTTTTCCAAAATTTAGCCAACTATTACTTTGTTTTTTAATGGCCTCGTCTACATTTTTCAATTCATTTTCCATCCTGGCTAATTCTGCTTTAGCATTGTTTAACTTTATTGCCAATTCCTGCGTTGCTTTAGCGTCTGCGCCTTTTTCTTCTACGCTCTTCTGATATGCCATTGCCAAAGCGTCTACTTTTTGCTTTTGTAGTTCAATCTGCTGCGTTAAGGAATCATATTTTATTTTTAAAGCGTCCAATCCTTTTGCGTTATTACCAAACTGCGCCAATTGCGCTTTTAAGTCGGATTGAAGTACCTTCATCTGTCTTGAAATGGTAGTTACACCCTGCTGAAAGCCACTACTATCCATGCCAATTTTGACTTGTAAGGTGCCTAATTCTTCAGCCATTTTTTCACCACCTTTAATTAAAAGGAATAGTTATTTTAACCACTCCTTATAAAGGTATTACTTTATCTATTGTTGTGTATTTCTTCTTCTCTTCTTTATTTATCCTGTAAATCATTACATCCAAATACCAAAAGAAGTCCATTTCGTCTATATCGTTTAATGTCCATCCCTGCTCAAGGAGTGATAAGTATATTTCTTTCATAAAATCAAGTGGAGACACTCTTTCAGTGCCTCCATCTTTTACTTTTTTTCTGGCATTTGCTCCATTTTTTCCGCAAAAGTACCCATAAGTGCATTAATGCATTTATTTAAGGTTGGTACCAATTCCTGAGCATCTAAATTTTCATAAACATCATCGACAGTAAATTTATTACCGAATAATTCCACTATAAACTCAACTAACTTATCTAAATCATTAACTGTCAATTTGTCAAAATTTATTTCCTCTGTTAATTGCATTGCCTTTCTAATCATTTTCGCTTTAACTGTACCTAATTTGTAAGTATTTTTTCCTAATTTTAACTCCATAATTCTACCTCCATTTCAAATTTTTTATAAACAAAAAAGGCACTCAAAAGAGTGCCCTAAATTATACTGTAGTAGGTACTGCTACAGCAGTAAACCAATTATCTCCGCCTGTATATCCTGCGTCTTCATCTGCTACATATTTCCATTTCTTATCTGATAACCTTGCAAAGAATGTTCCTTTTATAGTAGGTGTCGCAAAATCTACTTTGTCGCTCATTGTTTTGTATTCTTCAGTTACTTCTTCGAATCTTCCCTTTAAAAGCCATACATATCTATATTTTCCATTTTCTTTTTTTGCTTTGAAGCCAATTGCAACATAAGGCGCTATATCCTGTGCGCTGCTTTCTACTACACCTTTAGTGCTGTCATAAGTGTGTCCCAAAAGGTCTGCATATACCTCGATTGGCAAATCGCTTATCTGGAATTCCACTTCTATCTCTGACATTATAGACATATTCGCTACTGCCATATTATTGGCGTAAAGCATATTGCTATTTACTTTTGGTGATATTTTAGCATCTATAACAGGCGCAATCTCCTTAACTACATCATAGGTTGTTCCTGTTGCATCATCTTTTGTTATTTTTGCATAAACCAAATGTTCTAATCCCACCAATGCACTATTTACAATTGTTGCCATTTAAATCATCCTCCTTTAGAATTCTTTTACGAATCTTATCGCTTTATGGTAAATTTGGGTATCATTTTCATAAAGATCAGTACTTGAAGTGCGTCTATACCCTGCTTGGGTCATACTTTTCATCACTTCATTAACGATTGTGTTGTAATTTTCCTTGCTCCATATATCAACTTGCACATAATATCCTGTTTTTATCTCTCTATTATCCGCAAATAATTCGCCTAACTCATTGTATACAAAAAACGTTATAGCAGGATATTGTCCACTTTTATTTGTTTGGAAATATATTCTATTACCAACTAAATTAACTAAAGTAGTATTAGATTGAAGGGTATTCATAATATCATTATAAATGCTCATTCTAATCCCTTCCTCAAAGTATCAATCATTACTTGTTGTATTTTTTCCACATTTTCCTCATATGCTGGCTGCATGAAAGGACGTGCTTTCATTTTTGTAGTCAATTTTGTTATCCTATCGGCTTTTTATCCGATAGTTCTTCAGGTTTCCCTGAAGTTCGGCGTACATTTTCTACTGCCTTTAAGCAGTAGTCGGACACTCGTGGAGGGATTATATTCTTTGGATATAGAGTCCAAAGTTTCACCCTCTACGCTCTACGGTGGTTGAGGTTGTTAACCCCCAACTTACCTCGGTATTTGCATAGGATTTATAAATCCCTTAGCATCTACCGATTTTGCCCGATTTTAATTCGGCACAACGTAAGGTCTACCGAATTCTACAAATTTAGCATAATAAAAATCTTTTTTTACACCAACTTTGATGTATTTTACACCCTGCGATGTGCTTATGTTTGAGATAACTATATTATCCTTCATGTGCTCTTTTTTTGTTTTTGAAACTGGTGCTTTTTGTTTGGCACTCTCTTGTACAATCTGCGCTGCGTTTTTAAGTGCTTCATTTTCTAATTTTGAGATGTTCTCGCTTTTCTTTTTTAATTCATCTAATATATCTTGAAGTCCTGTAATTTCTACATCTTTAGCCATTCACAACCGCCTCACAAATTAAATCAATATATCTATGTTCCTCATTCCAATCGATTATGGATTTAATCCTGTAAATTTGGTTATTATACTTAACCTGCATATCATTAGTTATGCCTTTTCTGTATCTAATTGTAAATTTTACATCCTTTTCCGCCTGTATTGCTGCTGCCTGATAAAATTCTCTACCCTGCGTTGGTGTTACTTTAGCCCATGTGTCGGCAAATACAACGTAATCTTCTTTTGTAAATCCTTCTTCATCTGTTATTGTTTGTTTTGATAAAATCTGTATTTTATGCTTTAAATCGCCTGCGTTCATAAAGGCATCACCGCCTAATATTTAAGTTGGAAAAGTATGGATTGTACTATATCTCTAACTTTTTCACTTGTTTTATCTGTTGTTAGAGCGCGATTCTCGTACCAATCGCTAACAAGCACTAAAACAAGCAACTGTGCCAATTGCACTTGTTTGGCGTTTGTTTCATCGATTATTACGCCTGCGTTCTCCATATATGTTATCGCATTATTGATAAACATCTGGATTAGGTCATCTTCATCTGTGTAGCCATCGTCAATACGCAAATATTTTTTAACTAAATTTAAATCAACTGTCATATTCTTACCCTCCCAAATTTAAGTTAAAATGGGAGGATAAGAAATCCTCCCAAATTATTTTTATAATTCAATGTAGAAGTTTGCTCTGTTATCTGCTGCTACAACATCAAATCTTTCAATGACTCTTATCAATGTTTGATTCATCGTAAATCCTGCTTCTTGTGATGTTGCTACTTCTATTTGTTGTCTGTCAAAGAATTTAATAAGTGCATACAAGTTAACTACATAGAAAGGTATCTTACCATCGGTAACTGGTGTAACCACTGTATCGTCTAGTGCAACTACTTCATAGCCCTTAAAGGTTGCAGCGCCCTGCAGTGCAAGGTTAGTATTCAATAATGGTCTTCCTTGATTATCTGTGAGGTTATCGAGATAATCGTATCCATCTAAATTGGTTAATATAATAGTTCTTGGCTTTAAAGCAGGTACAATATTGTTTAATATTTTAATTATTCCCTTATAATCCGTTACTGTCTTAGTTACTGCATTTGCCTTAACAAGGTTAACAATTTGCTCATTATGTGTGTTTACGCTTGACTCTGCAAAGTCGGGTGCTATGATATCATTAAATACATTGAGTGGAGAATCTGCAAGCAATGAATTATCTATAGGAATAATCTTTCCATAATCTTCAACTGCAAACTCAATAGGTAATGTATTTATCATTTCCTGTACAAGTGCAGTATCTACGCCTATTTTAGCCAATTTCTTTGTTACGCTACCCTGTGATAATGGCATTTTACCACTATTAGTGGTTACTGGAATAACATGACAATATTTCTTTAAATCTGGATAGCCGTTTGTTAAAACTTGTACTTGGTTTACAAAAGATTGTGGTAACAATGCACCTGAATTAGTTACATTTATAGATGCTCTCTCTTCTGGCGTTAACTCCTGTCTCAATAGATATTTCGCAATGGCTCTGTACTCATCTACTTTTACATCTTTCTTTTCCATTTGTACATACTCCCTTTCACTTATTTTTTCTTTTTCTTTTGCCTCTAATTCTTCTTGTAGTTTTATCTTTGCTTCAAGTTTTCTTACTTCTTCCATTTTTGCATTTGCTTCTTCTACTTTGTCGGCTTGAAGTAGTTCTCTTACCTCATTTTTCAGGTTTTCTAGTTCCTGTCTCATTTCTACACTCTTTAACATCACATCATCCTCCTATTTTTGTTGTAATATATAAAAAATTCCCACTACTTTTGTAGTGAGAATTGATTACATTAATTCTAATTCAATTTCTAATTTCTTCTTTAGTCGTTCTCTCTGCTTCCTCTTTTCTGCTTCTGCTCTTAAGTCCTGTGCTTTTCTTTGTGCTACTACTGCTTCAGTTTGGCTGTATGCTGGAAATGTTACAATACTTACATCATACAGTTTTGCAATGTCTAAAATAGTTCTTGTAATTATTCCTGTTTCTTCATCTATTTGCCAATTATCTCCATCATCAGTAACAACAAAGGCAAATGAGCATTGAGTTATATTGCCTGCTTCCATATTTGCGATTAAATCTCTTGCGTAACTTGTATTTGAAGGTGTTACCTCAAAGTAAAGTCCTATATCGTCTACCTTTAATTTAAGTGTTCCGCTGGTGGTTCTACCTAAAACAAGGTTCGGATCGTGGTTTATTAGTGCTACAACGTCGGTCATATCAGTATTGTCAA